TGGGGTACAGGACTCGACGTGTCCCTTGTACAAAAAATGGGAGGCAACTAAAAAGCATGCTTATAACGTTAAGATAACCTTGTCGCTAGACAGTCACATCCATGAGATCGACGGAGGGGCGGAGTATCACCTTGGAGCCGACATAGAAAGGGCTTCGCATAAATTAATCGAAGAGCTACGGTGCACTCTCAACCCGCGACAGTTTAAGGCGTTTGAATTATTGTATATGAGAAATATGACAGAGGAAGAGGCTGCGCTGGAAATGGGCTTTAAGAGCAGCGAAACCGGCCGGAAGGCAGGATACAAGCAAATAAAGAATTTGAAAAAACTATTAAAGGAGAAAGCGGCGAAGATATTAGAGTCAAAAGGCACAACATTTCTAGGAGGCGACAATGAACCTAAATGAAGAACAAAAACAATTCTTAAGAGATAATTTTAAGGAAACACCAAATTTATCTGATTTAACCAGAAAGCTTTTCAAGGACGACTCCTTGGATGGGCGAACGAAAGAAGGTCGAGCTATTCGAGCTTTTCTCGCAGAAGCGAGTTTAAAGTACGAGACTACCAAATGGGATAAGATTGAAGATATAGTATTAACTGACGAACAAATAGAATTCACCAAAGAGCAAGCAAAGAACGGGTTAAGCGCATTTCAGGTGTCTGAATTGATTTTTGCTCATAAAACAGTAAAGAGGTTCAGTAAAGAGCACACAGCTGTACTGGATTTCCTAAGGGAGTATGAACCCGCCTATGTTCATGAAAGCGAAAGCGCTGTAAACCGCACGTATAATCCTCCGAAACTATTCTCTACTGGGCTAAAGAAAGTAAACGAATTCACTCATTCGGGGTTGGTAGAGGAAAAACTAAACCATGATCAAATAAATTGCGTTGAAACTCTGGTAAAGAGTCTTTCGGCTCCTAGACTCATACAGGTTATAAGTAATTATAGCAGCATGAAGGACAGGGAGTTATTTGAGGCAGAGTTCGTAAGAGCGACCTGGGACAAACCAGACTTAACGAGTGACGAAATTAATCTATACATTAATGTGTGTGTTGATTATATTAATTTAAAAAATATCCTATCTCATATTGAAAAGCTAAACATTATGTTTAACGAGGTAGAAGGGCAGCAAGATATGACGGTAAGGCTTGCGGAGGTGCTCAAGTCCAAGACGGACGAGTACGATAAGTGCGAGAAACGAATGGAGTCGTTGATTAAGAAGTTAAACGGCGATAGGGGTGAAAGGTTAAAGAATCGTCAAACCGAAAACGCCACTATACTGTCCCTCGTGCGTAACTTTCAGATTGAGGAAGAGAGGTTAAGAATGATAGAATTAGCGGAGATGCAAAAGAAATTAGTTGAAGAAGAGGCCGATCGGCTTGATGATATGGATAGCTGGAAAGCCAGAATACTAGGAATCTCAAAACAGGATGCAACATAAATGAAGAAAATAGAATTATTAATAGGGGACTACGAATACTCCAAAATACAAGAGATATTCGAAAAAGAGCAAGACTTCAAACCAATAGGAGAAACAGATAATGTTATAATAAAAGCATTATCAGCCATCATAAGTCCGAACAACTTAATAGAGGAAGACGTGGATACTTATTCTACTGTTATTAAAAAAGTAACAGAGCCAGAAATTAAAGGATAAAAAGCAGTATTTAATCTAAAACATAAAAGTCCGGCGCTATTTACTTTAAACAGATTATGAATCGTTATGGCAAGTGAAGCTGCGTATACCTATGCAATCCGGGAGATAGTCAAGTACGTCGACGGGGACACCGTAGATGTGGTTATTGATTTGGGATTTCATATATTTGTTAAAAAGAGAATTCGTCTCTATGGGATAAACGCCCCGGAGTCTCGCACCAGGGACTTAAAGGAAAAAGCGCGCGGACTTGCGGCCAAGAAGAAGATCGTAGAGCTATGCGAGGAAGATTTTGGGGACGGCCCCAATTTAGTGCTCAAGTGCCACGGGCTAGGAAAGTATGGGAGAGTTCTTGGCGAAATCTTTAATCATAATACAAGTGTTAATAGAATGATGGTTATATCAGGAAATGCAGAAGAGTACCTACCATGATGCCTAATAATAAAATAGAGATAAAATTCGTTCCTAAAGGATGGGGTTTTGAAAAGTGGATAGTAAATAAAGAGGAATACTGCGGAAAGCTATTATACTTTGTAAAAGGTAAGCGTTGCTCGTGGCATTATCATAAATTAAAAGATGAAGTATTTTATATTCAATCAGGCAAAATTTTAGTGAAGTTTTCCCACAAAGACGATATCGAGGAAGCCCATAACATAACCTTATATCCTGGCGATAACTTCCATGTTCCCGTAGGGCTAAGGCACCGAATGATAGCCTTGGAGGATACGGAGCTTTTTGAATTCTCTACTCAGCATTTTGATGAAGATAGTTATGCTATTGAAAAAGGTGATTGTATTTAATTTATTTGTTTAATGTCTCTTTTCTGTAAAGTATGTGATAAACCCTTTAAGTCTGATAAAGGTTTACATATTCATGTTTCAAGAACACATAAAATTGAAATTGGTGAATATTATGTTAATTTCTATCAGCGCAAAGATAGATATAATAATAAATTATTGCCTTTTAAAAACAAGTCTGATTATTTTTCTTTAGACTTCAAAAATAGAAAGAATTTCCTAGCATGGGTGGAAGAAGCTGATCCGGAGGAAGTTAAAGAATACATATTAAAGCAACTCCAAAGACGCATAGAGGAAAAGGGGTTAAGGTATGCGCCGGCCCATATTGAACTGGAGCTACACGGCTTGCCTTCTCTGGAGGTATACAAGAGGTTTTTTGGCTCTTATTCTAAAGCATGCAATAAATTAAAAATTGAGCCATTATTTGATAAAAAAATAATGGAAGGCTTCTTTCAGGAAGACCATTCTCTAGACTCAGTGAAGGTTTTGGTGGATACTCGAGAGCAGCAACCTTTAAAGTTTAAGCGGTCTATGAAGATGAAGCTGGACTTTGGCGACTATGCAGTGGGCGCCCCTCACTACGACTATACTTATGTTGACCGAAAAAGTGGGCCTGATTTCAAAAGCACCATGACCACGGGGTTTAATCGATTTGTTAATGAGCTAAAAAGAGCTGAGGACTTTGACGCCTACCTGTTTATAGTGGTTGAGAGCTCTATTGAAAAAATAAAGCAGCAAAATATATTTGGCCCACACAGATCAAACCTTCCTTATATCTGGCACAACATGCGAGTATTAGCTCATATGTTTCCTCGTCAATGTCAATTTATATTTACCGGCACTAGGGGGGCTTCGGAAGAGATAATTCCCAAGCTGTTGGTTTACGGGAAAAAGCTTTGGCGAACAGATCTTCAATATTTTATCGATAAACAATGACTTGGGAAACAGGAAGAAAAACAGGAAGCTCTAAATTTTCGGAGGTCAACAAAGAACTCTTGAAGATAAAAGGGTACATGGACGAAAAAGACGCGAAGTATCATTTGCATAATTTCCTAAGGTCAAACATTACATTTACCACCAACTTAATTGCTGGTGTAGAATTGTTTCCGTTTCAACATCTTGCGATTAAATCAATGCTGGAAACAGATTATTTTCTAGGCATATGGAGTCGAGGCATGTCGAAGTCGTTCAGTACTGCTATATATGCTTTTCTAGATGCTTTATTTAATCCAGGGGTACAAATTGGAATACTGGCTGCAACATTCCGTCAGTCGAAAATGATATTCGAAAAAATAGAAGATATCGCTCGAAAGCCTGAGGCTGAATTTCTATCTCAATGTATAACTAAAAAATCCAAGAAGAATGATCAATGGACTTTGGAAATTGGGGAGTCTAAAATTATAGCATTACCTTTGGGGGATGGGTCTAAGCTTAGGGGCTTCAGGTTTCATAGGATAATAATAGACGAGTTTCTCCTAATGCCGGAGCACGTCTATAATGAAGTCATACTTCCCTTTCTTAGTGTTGTTCAAAACCCCACTGAGAGAGAAAAGGTTATCAAAATGGAGAACCAACTCATAGCTAAAGGAAAAATGAAAGAAGAGGACAGGTATCAATGGCCCAATAACAAATTGATAGCGCTTTCCTCGGCTAGCTACAAGTTCGAATATTTATATAAAGTTTATCAAACATTTGAAAACCTTATTCTTGATGGTTCTGGGAAAAACTCAAAGGACACCGCAAAGAGGGTTATTATGCACCTAGGTTATGATGTGGCGCCCGAGGCTCTATATGATCAGAACCTGATTAATCAATCAAAGCAAACCATGAGCCAGTCTCAGTTTGACAGAGAATTTAACGCAATTTTCACCGATGACAGCTCTGGGTTTTTTAAGACATCTACAATGGCAGCCTGCACTGTGCCTGAAGGGAGCTCTCCCTGCTTGGAGGTATGCGGGGATAGAGATTCTAAATATCTATTAGCTTTTGACCCCAGTTGGGCGGAGAATGAAAGCTCTGATGATTTTGCTATACAAGTATTTAAATTAAACGATAACACCCATACTGGAACACTTGTTCATAGTTACGCAGTTCCGGGGTTAAAAATGCAGGATCACATAAACTACTTCCATTACCTCTTGGGTCATTTTAACATTGTTTCTATAGTTGGGGACTACGGAGGAGGCGTTCAATTCTTGCAAGCTGCAAACGCTAGTGAGCAATTCAATAAAAGCAACATAGAGATAAAAGAGATAGTGGCGGACTTTGACAACACCGAACACTACCAAGAAATGTTAAGGGGTGCTCGTAGTCAGTACAACACCGATGACCGAAGGATATGTGTTTTGAGGAGAGCGTCTTCGGACTGGATAAGGAAGGCTAACGAGTCCCTACAAAGCAACTTCGACCACAAAAGAGCATGGTTCGGAACAAGGCCGTTAGAGGACAACTACCTCCTGCAGATTAATAAGAAAATACCAATCGATGACCTAATTTTCTTACCAAACCAAAAAGAGGTTTTAAAAAGTACAGGAAGCGCTAAAATGATAGACTTTGTTGATCATCAATACGACATGGTGAACTACACCAAGAATCAGTGTGCTTTAATACAGGTAACTTCGTCTCCTCAGGGAACGCAAACGTTTGGGTTGCCCCCTAGTCTAAGAAGACAAACTGGACCCAATAAGGCTAGGAAAGACTCCTACTCAGCACTAGTGCTAGGAAACTGGATGATAAAAACTTACTACGACATGATGAATGTTGAAGCGGAAATAGTCGAGGGGACGTTTACCCCGATTATGGTCTGACTCGAGTTTAAAGTCGACTTTAAAGTTAACTTTAAAGTTTTGTTTAGACTTTCAAGGTATTGGGTGTACTATTATGTATGTCCAGAAAATACACAAAAAAGTCCGAATATTGGGATAGATTTAAAACGAGAGAAGAGAGGCCAGACAATCTAGAGGAATTGTTGCAGGACACCATCAACCCACTTTCTGACCAAGAAATAGCTCCCGCATCCGCTGGGGACGCCTATTACACTCAGGCTTCGTACTCCAGAAATGTAGGTCAGATATCCAGCGAGAGCTCTACTACATCAAGAATCAACCGAATAACTAGAGCTCCCAAGCCAGCTAAATACGCTAATATAGCGGAGGCCGGACTTCCTTACGACTACAAAGACAATTACATTAGTCCGCAAGGATCAATCCTCCTATGCCAGAAAGCTTACGCAAACATCGCCATATTCCGAAACGCCGTTGACGTAATGGCGGAGTTTTCTAACGCCGACATCTACTTAGAGGGCGGCTCGGAGAAGGCTAGGACTTTTATAGAAAAGTGGATGGAGAAGATTCACATATGGAGCGTCAAGGACCAATATTTTAGAGAGTATTTCAGGAGCGGAAATGTTTTCATGTACAAGCTGGATGGTAAATTTGCGGCTGAAGATTTAGTAAAACTCAACCAAGTATATGGGGCGGAAAGGAAAAACTCTACCATTAAGAAACTTCCTATTAAGTATATCTTCTTAAATCCTTTTGATTTTGTAGCTGATAGAGCTTTAACCTTTAATTCTAAGTATGGTGTGTATAAAAAGCTTTTAAGTGAATACGACATAGAAAGATTGAAAGACCCCCAAACCGAATACGACAGAGAGGTGTTTGATGCCCTACCGAAAGAGGCTAAAGAAAAAATAAATGAAAATCAATTCATGGCCAATGGAGTGATGGTTTCCCTGGATCCTTATAAATTAATATTTTCTTTTTATAAAAAACAAGACTATGAGCCTTTTGCTGTGCCTTTTGGATTTCCAGTACTTGACGATATAAATTGGAAGATAGAATTAAAGAAGGTCGATCAAGCTATTACTCGTACTATTGAGAATGTTATACTTTTAGTAACAATGGGCAACACCCCCGACAAGGGAGGCATTAATCCTAACAACCTAAAAGCCATGCAATCTCTTTTTCAAAACGAGAGTATTGGGCGCGCATTAATTGCTGATTATACAACTAAAGCTGAATTTATTATTCCAGACCTCAATAAAGTTCTCGGTCCTACTAAGTACCAAATAGTTAACGAGGATATCAAGGAGGGGTTGCAAAACATAATTGTAGGCAAGGAGAATTACTCGAGCACACAAGTTAAAGCTCAGATCTTCCTAGAAAGACTTAAGGAGGCTCGAAACGCATTCTTGAATGATTTCATGAAGCCTCAAATCAAAAACGTTTGCCAAGCCATGGGTTTAAGGAATTTTCCGACGCCCAAGTTTGTTGAAATAGACATAAAAGACGAAGTCCAACTTCAACGTGTCGCCTCGAGGCTAATAGAAATGGGCATCATCACTCCAGAGCAAGGTATGACCGCATTGAAGCAAGGGGTGTACCCAGAGCCTGGAGACTTGCCGGCAGCCCAAGAGAAATTCGTAAAAGAAAGAGAAAAAGGGTATTATACCCCCCTTAGTGTAGCCCAACCTATAATGGACGACGATGTGCCTCTCCAAAAAATGCCTAAAGCGCAGCAAGAGCCTGGGCGACCGGCCGGGACAAACACCCAAGAAAGCGGGGTGTTTGCGTCAGAAGAAGTGAGGGATCTTTATAGTAGGAAAGAAATTCAACAAGTAGTATACGATATAGAAGACCTAAGGAAGCATGCGGAGGCTTCCCTAAGAAAGCACTTCAATAGAAAACGCCTATCAAAAGAACACAAAAGTATGGTGGACTCTTTAGCTGAAAGCGTTGTTATGTCAACGGAGTCCTCGGAGTGGAAAACTAAAGTGGACGAATGTATTAAGGATTTTAATTGTATAGAAAAGCTTGACGTGATGACCGAAGTATTGGAGGTTGCGGAAGCTCATACCTTAGTGTCTTATCCGGCTGCGATATTGTACCATAGTAAAAAAATAGACAAAGACACCTGATAATTGTGTAATAAATACATTATGGCTTTACCGTTCAAATATATTTGTAATTTCTCTGAAGAAATACAGGCGTCGACAGCTTCCATTGAAGAGATAGTCTCGACAGCGTCATTAGCCCCCTTGAGGGATATAATTCCACCCGGTATTGATTTTAGTAAAAATATAGATTTAGTGGGGGTAGCCTTTAACGCTGCAGTAGCTAATAGGTTTAACAAGAATGGGGATGGGATTGATACGCGGACTGCGTTAGCTATCAAGGACTACTTTATTCATAAACCCACAAACATAGAGCATCAGAGAAATAAGGTGGTGGGACATATAGTAGGAGCTTCCCTTTCCCGATTCGGGGACAATGAACTGATTAGCGAAGAAGAGGCTCAGTTAGAAGATGGGCCGTTCAATATAGCGTTGTCAGCCGTAGTGTATAAGACCGTGAATCCTCAATTCGCAAATCTTATAGAAAAATCTGTGGACCCAGAGAATGAATTATACGAAAAAGTTTCCGCAAGCTGGGAGGTAGGGTTTAACGATTACGATATTGTGCTAGGCGGGGCTGATCTCAGGGAGTGCGAAGTAATAACCGACGAAGACCAAAAGGAAGAGTTTAAGCAATTCCTAAAAGCATATGGAGGCAACGGCACAACCAAGGACGGAGTGGAAGTCAACCGACTAATCAAGGGGAGCATTTATCCGCTAGGCATTGGGTTTACCGCTAATCCGGCAGCCGAAGTAAAGGGGTTGACTGTTGATGAGGATAGCTCTAGTCAATTTAATATAAAAACATCCGACAAGGCAACGTTCGATAAAATCGAAATAAAAAATAATATTTTAAAAGAAAAAAGTTCCCATTCCCCGAAAGACGATGTAATTTTAGACAAGAACCCAAACCATCGAAACATTATGGAAAAAGAAATCCTAGACCAAATAACAGAAACCCTTGAGGCTCAGGCATCTTCGAAGAAACTTTCGGAAGAAGCTATTGCGAGCATCACCAAGGTTTTCCATGACGCTATTGTACAGAAGAGCGCTCAGTGGGAAAAGGACAAAGAATCTATCTCGATAGAAAAAGAAGAGCTAATAAGGTCTTCCGAAGCTGCTGCGGAAGAGATTGATAATCTTAAAAAAGAACTTTCCGGAACTTCCGAGGAAATCGAAAAGCTGAAATCCCAAGTCGAGGCTCGGGAATTTTCTGACAAGTTTAACGATAGAATGGGGGAGCTTGATGAAAAGTTTCAACTGGAGGATGAGGACCGAATTGTTCTGGCTTCTGACTTAAAGAACCTGGGCGCAAACGAAGAGGCCTATGCAGAATATAAAGAAAAGCTTTTGGTTATGTGGAAGCATAAGACTAGAGCCTTCAAAGAAGAGCAGCAACAAGTCCTAGAGGAAAAAATTGAAGAACAAGTTCAAAAACGATTAACTGAACTTTCCAAATCTGAAGCTTCTGAAGAATCTACCGAGGAAGTGGTTGAGGAAGCTATGGAAAATACCGAAATGGAAGAGGAGACAGTTGCAAACAATAATGGCTCTTCAACGGAAGATGCCCTTTCGCTTCGTGAAAAATTCAAAAAAGCGTTTTCCAAAGACAACGTAACAATTCAATACTAATATAGAAGGAAAAATACAATGGCTATTCGATTACTACCATTCAGACAGTACAACGAGACTGACGTCATCAATCTTTATAAGGTTGATCCTACCGGAACTAACAAGATGGACAAGCCGTTTGAAAACGGTGGAAACGATGCGGGCGTTCTAGTTAAGGTCGTACTTGGCAACTTCGATGACGACCCAGTAGGTTATGTCACCGACGATTACCTTGGTAAGACCAACTACCCCTTTATTGGCCGAGACCAATACCCAACAGTTCCGTTGACAGTCAATGAGGCCGCATCCGGAGACGCTGGAATCCTGGGAGTGACCCTTCGTCAAACTCTTACATATGATGAAAACGGCGAGAAGTTGCTATACTACCCGCAGAAAGCAATCGAGATGCAAGCTGTCCTTACTGGGCAAGCCGTACCGGTTCTAACTAAGGGAGTGATTACTCTTGACGGAGACACGGCCTTCACGAATCAACCTACAGTTATGGGAAGTCCCGTATTTGCTAGCGCGACTGCCGCCGGAAAATTTGATTCCTTTGTACATCCAGTTCATCTTAAGCATCAGACACCGCCCCACCTGGTTGGAACCGTGATCGCTTCTGGCAATCGAGTTAATCGTGGCGTATCTCCAGATTACTTTGCTGGAAATTCCGTAGGGACTGGCGCTGCCAATGCCAGCGGCAACTATTATGTAATCAGACTTAACGTCCAATAAAATTTAAATCAATCGAGAGGCATATTAAAAATGAAAATCACACTTAAAAGAACTGACGAACAGGTCGAACTTGTAAAAGCCATGGCCTCTCGTAACCGAGAAGTCGCCTACGAGGCCCAAATGGCTCTGGCTGAGTTCATCGGACCTGTTTTGGCCGAAGTAATCAATCAGGCTCCTACGCTGAGCAATCTGTTTACCAACTTCCAATTCAATGAAATGGATAGCCCCAGCATCCCGCTGGACCTTTACTACGACATCACGGCTCCCGATTATGTCAAGGTTTACAGTACTTCGGTACCTGGAGGACTTCCTACTAATACGGTAACTCCCACGGCCTCCGAGCTGAAGTTCACCACCTACCGCCTAGACAGCGCAGTAGACTTCGATAAGAGGTATGCAGCAAAGTCTCGTTTGGACGTAGTTGGAAAGTCCTTTACTCGAGTAGCTCAAGAAGTTTTGCTTAAGCAGGAGTCAACTTCCGCCAACCTTATCTTGGGTAGTCTTTTTGATGCCACGACTAATGGTAAGTCGCACACTCTTGTGGCAGGAACCTCACAGCTTATCCTTGACGACTTTAATAAGCTTCTTACTCTTGCTAAGCGTATCAATACAGCTTGGACGGGTGGAACTCCTGAGAATCGCATTAAGGGTGTAACAGACCTTATCATGTCTCCTGAGGCTGTTGAAGGTCTTCGTGCTATGGCTTACAACCCAATTAATACAAGGGGTGGTCAAGGCAATGCTGCCGCAGGTGATAGCAAAACAGCTTTCCCAATTGCGGCTACCGACGAAATGCGCAACGATATTTATCGTAACGCTGGTATTCCTCAGTTCTACGGAATTTCCATTATGGAAGTCAATGAGCTTGGTCAAAACCAAAAGTTCACACGAGTTTGGAACGGCCTTGGCGGTGCAGGCACGGACCTTGTTATCGGTCTTGACCGTAGCCGAGAGTCTCTCTTTCGTGCAGTGGCTCTTGACGCTGAGAGCGGTTCCGAGTTTACTCTTCTTGCTGATGATCAATATAGCGTTCGTCAACAAAAGATCGGTTACTACGGTTCAATTGAAGAAGGCCGCATGGTCCTCGACAACCGAGTCCTTACCGGGATTACAATTAGCTAAAGAGCTTAAGATATCCTCTCT